ACGATAATGTTATCGTTAACGGTCATTAAAAATTCTAATTTTACTGATTCTTGGTCTTTCATTTTTGTTTATTTATTAATTATTTAATTTGTTTGTGGTTTCTCTTTTCTTTTCTGGTTAATTTTAGAAATGGTTTGACAAAATTTACCCAAGCATCATCACCTTTCGGTAAAAACTTGAAGAACCCGTCTTCCATCATCATTTTAATAAAATTCTTATATCCCCGACCATCCGGGTCTAAACTTTCTTTATAATACAACTCAACCAATTCTTTAGCCTCATCGGTTATTATTGGATTGGACAAATTTATGATTTTTTCGTTAATAAAAAAATATTCTTCACCATAAATCCCACTTTTTGTTTTACCCGATAATAAATTCTGTAAAGCCTTGTTGTCTTTATCCTCCTTTAATAGGGTTTCCGCCTTTTTAAGAATATCGGCAATTTTTACCTCGGAGTCAAATAATTCAGGGAATATTTTCATTAAAGTTTTCTCACCCAAGTAATAGATTCCATCAATATTATCAGACTTATCACCAGCCAATATCTTATAAGTTATCATATTACTATGTGGAATGTCATAATGGTATATTTTTATCTTATCACCATTTTTATAAGTTATCTTAGTTGATGGAGAATATAGTGATACCTTATCCGAAATTAATTGAGTTAAATCCTTATCACCGGAGAATATTGTCTTATGTTCATCTTCAGATATTTGACAATAATACGCAATCAAATCATCAGCTTCATTGTTATCCACAATTATTTGACGAATAAAACCTTCCTCCAGGTATTGTTTTACCCGGTCTTTCTGTTCCGTGAATGAATTTTCTTGTTCTTGGTTAATATCCAAGTTTCGATTTGATTTGTATTGGGGGTAGATTAATTTACGAGCTAAAGAACTATCATTACCATCCCACATAACAACAACTTTATCAAAGTTTTGTTCATCAACGAATCGTCGTAATGTGTTGATAAAATGCCAAGTTCCCCCAACATGTTTACCCTTGTGGAAGAAGTCTTTAACCCCCTTAACCCCAATCTTCAGTAAATTATTACCATCAATAAGAAGTGTTTTGGTCACTTTTCTTTTGTTTTGTGGTGAATTTTTCACCGATTGTTACTATAATATTTTGTTACTCTTTTTTATATTATCTTCAGCCCATAATGGTTGGAGATTAGTGTAATGACATAACTTGTAAATGTCTTCTTCTGTTTTTGCTGAAGATAATGGAATGATATGGTCAATATGCCATTCCTTTCTGTTATCCCAGGCCATACCTTCAACAAATTGAGACTCTAAATGTTCTTTAAGAAATTCCGGAGAACAACCTACAATATCAAAAGTTTTATTTTTTTTTGTAATATTACGAGTTTTAAGAAATGAACGAAGTCTAGACCTCATAGTATGTCTTAAACGAAAAATTAAATCGTTTTTTAATCTTAAAGTGTTATAATGATTTTTTTTAACTTTAATAACTTCTTTATTTTTTTCAGCCCATATTTTTTTATAACGTAAAATATCTTCCTTATTTTTATCATAATATATTTTATACTTATTCGGTTCTTTTTTACGTGTTTCTTTGGACCTTTCTCTATCTTTTTCTCTAATAATAGTAATATTTCTTTCTCGATATTTTTTAACCCTTAATAATGTTTTTTCTTTAGTATCAATGTATTGTTTTTTTTTCTTTTCTTTCAGAATTTCAAGATTATTATCCCTATAATTTTTCCAAAATAAATAAGAACATTCTTTACATTCACCTCTAAAACCATCTTTAGAGTCTTTACGTTTTCTAAAATTAGATAATTCTTTATCCAAATGACATTTAATACAAACTTTAGTTTCCATCTTTAATATATTCTTTTAATAATTTATTAACAAGGGAAGATAAATTAATAGACCTATCTTTAAAGTATTGTGGTAGTTCAGGGTCAATAGCCACAGAAACTTTCACTTTTTTTTTGTCGTCATCAATTTTAAGTCTTCCCATATTATATAAATATCATAAAAATACTAAAAAGTAGTAATAGTATCAATTTTTTTTTAATCCTCTTCCGGTTCAAGACCACTCAATGTGTCTTCCTTGAAGGAGATTTCGCCTTCACCCCCTAAGATTTTACTCCAATATCCTGAATATTCTTTTTTGTATTTATCAATCGCTACTTTATCATCTTTAATATAGCCTTGTGGTACAGCAATAATTTTACCATCCTTAAAAGCTATTCCATTAACATGATTTTTCAGTATTGATACTTTAGTTCTAATAGCATAAGATACTGTTCTATTGTTTTTAGTCGCTGTAATATGATTAATACCTGATTTCTTTTGATTACCAAATAAGAATACAATACTTGACGCTAACCATAACGCCTCCCCACCTTTCGCTTTAATTTCCGGTTGACCAAAAGGCGAATCCGGTAAATCTACCCAAGGTTGGTTAATAACAACCATTGTATTATAATACGGATAGTCCTCTTTTTTTGATTTTGATATTCTTGAATGGATTCCCATACCTATCTTATCTGAAAGAGCTGACGCGTTGTGCATCTTTCCACCTTTACCCTCAAAGGTCATCTTACATGGTATAGACCCTACAGAATCCCATAAGAATAAAAGATTATATGGAATGTCCCCCGCTTCTTGTGTGTCCAAAACAGAATTAATAAAGTCTGTTGCTTGTTCAATATAATCAAAACTATCATTAAAGATAAATTGACCATCCCAATTTCCATCAGCATCTTGTTCTGCTTGTAAACCCAATTCAACAGCATGAGACCATGACCATTTCTTTTCGGTAATAATAAACACAGGTAAGTCACCTCGTTTTTGAGCATCTACCGCAGCTAAAATCATTGCTGTAGTTTTTGAACTATTACTATGACCCAACATCATATTAATACCCCCCATTACCGGACCTGGTATCCCACAAGCTTCATAAAAAGCTTCACCACAGTTATAATAACTCTCCGCTTTATATTTAGTTTTTGTAGAGAATTTACCCTTAATATCATCCAGTGAGAATGTTTTTTTCTTTATCGCCATTTGTTAGTGTTTTAGTTATAATACATAGACCCCAAGATTAACTCAGAGTCTATGTAGTAATTAATTTTTAGAAAGGCATATCATCAGCCGGTTCATCGTGTAATTGGGGGTCAAGAACTTCTTTTTTAGTTGTTCCACCAAAAGATGCTTCACCTGAAGTACTATCACCGTAAACATAACCACCTTTATCACTGTCCCAACGAGGTGTTTCACCAACAGCAATCGCTTCCAAATATTCCAAAGGTTTTTTAGCGTAAACATCGTTCCAAGTAGTTGGGTCGTTTACCCAAGAATCTGAAACTTCTTTGTCATCACTCAAAGGAGCTGGGTCATCGTGCATAATTGTTTGAATAACTGTATATAGAGCTCCTTTAGGGGTTTTAGCTTTAGTTAATTCTAAAATCAAATCACGACCTGTGTCAGCGTCAGTAATATCACCTTTGTTTCTCCAAATTGGGATGATTTTATCCAAGATACCATCATTCTTGTAATTGTCCTTGAATCTCCAAAATTTAGGTCCGTCAGCTTCGTTATCTCTGTCAATAACTTTAACAATGTAAAATTTTCTTGATTGGTAAGTTGACGCTAATTTTTTGTCAGACTCTTTTCCAGTTGAACGCAAATCTTCGTAAACCTCATTCAAAGGTGAACGCTCATTATCGTTTTTACCCGGGTCATAGAATTTTTGGAATTTTCCATCAACCTGAATCTCGTGATACCATACTTCCTTAAATGGTGAAGTTCCATCTGTAGTAGGTAAGATTCTTACTCTTCTTTGTCCTTGTGTTTCTTTGTCGGTTAGAATTGCCGCAAAGTATTTTTTCATTCTGTCTTCTTGTGACATTTTGTTTGTCGTTGAAGAACCACCTTGTTTTGATTTCTCGTACTGTGCTAATACAGCATCTAATGAATTGTTTGTTGTCGCCATAAATTATATAAGTTTTAATTGTTTAGATAAGTATAAGCGAAGAAATCTAGTTAGTCAAATTATATGTAAAAAAAAAACGACCCGAAGGTCGTTATATTTATCTTATGTTTGTAAATGAGTTAGTCTCATCTCCAAAGTTTCTAAAAGTTTTTTTTATCTCAGTTGGTGAATAATCTTGAACCTCATCTGTCGTTAAAACATACTCTTTACCAGTTTTCTCAAAATCATCTTGTTTGTCATTAAAGAAATCAGATAACTTAGTCGTATATGGACCAGAATCTAAACTTCTTAATTCTAATTTTTCTTCAGCAGTTTTAGGTCTAAGTTTTTCAATTTTAGCTTCTAAATTATTCAATGTATTAACAATGTTATCCATTTCACCTAATTTACTATCTAAATCATTCAAATGATTAAACAAAGTATTAAAGAACTCTTCCTGTTTACTCTCAATATTTTTTTGAGACTTAACTAAATCAGTAATGTCCATTTCTTCTGTTGTACCTTCTTCAGTCCCATCACCTTCAACTTTTTCTACATCTGGGTCAGTCGCAACATCAACAGCAGCCGT